GACAGCATTACTAATATTGTTAATGTATCAGTAGATGCCTCTGGTAGCTCCGTTGAAGGTGATGACGCATCATCACAACAACTTGGTCAAACAATTGCTCTTGTAGTGCAAGAAACACTTGTCAGAGAAAAACGTAATGGAGGTTTATTATCATAATGGCAACTTTTCCATCAATAAAACCAGCTTACGGTGAAACTCAAACTATTGAACAAGATAATATCGTTGTTAAACTTGGTGATGGTTATGAACAAAGATTAGTTAGAGGACTTGCAGGAAACAAGAGATACCATGTGATTCGTTTGGTTTTTAATATCACACAAACTGATGCAAACACAATAAATACTTTTCTTAATGCTCGTTTTGACGATCAAGATGCTTTTCAATACACAATAGGTGGTGAGTCATCTGCAAGAAATTTTAAATGCACTAGACGAAGTGCCTCTATACCAGTTAATAACAGAGTCACTATGAACTTAACATTTGAAGAGGTTTTTGAGGCTTAATGGCAATACCACATTCCGAATTACAAAAAATTAATCCAAATTCAATAATTGAACTTTTTGAACTGGAACTTGTTGAGGGTTTGCATTATGCAACAGGAAACCCAACTAATGTTCCTACTATTTTTAGATTTCATTCTGGAGGTAATATTGATACTTATGCAGACATTGTATGGCAATCAAACACATACGAAAAACTGCCCATAGAGGCTAGTGGTTATGAATATACTGGCAAAGGACAAATCCCTAGACCACAGTTAACCATGAGTAACTTGGGAGGAATTACAAGATCAGGTTCAGTCATTAGAGTTACAGATTTATTGATTTTAACTAATTTAGTGACTCCACACAATGATCTATTAGATGCCAAACTTACAAAAAGAACAATCACAGCAGATGCTTTAGATGCAAGTAATTTTACTGGTAATACAAATCCATTTGGTACACCAAGTGCAAATGAATTTCCAAAAGAAATATACTTTATTGATAGAAAAATACAAGAATCAAGGGATGCGGTTTCTTTTGAGCTTGTAAGTAGGTTAGATATGCAAAATAAAAGAATACCAGCAAGGCAAGTGACAAGAAAAGATTTTGAAGGTGTAGGAAGCTTTGTAAACTGATGAATGATTTTTGTAAACAACAAGCTATTGCTCATGCAAAAGAAGAGCAACCTAATGAGTCTTGTGGTTTATTTTTAAAAACAGAAAAAGGATTTGAATATTTTAAATGTGAAAATGTTGCCCACGAATTTGAAATGAATACTTTTGTTATAAATCCTTTTGATTATGCCGATGGAGAAGATAAAGGAGAAGTTGTTGGGATAGTCCATAGTCATCCAAATAACATTTTGGAATTTTCAGAACCAGATATTTCTAGTTGTGATGCAATACAAGTACCTTTTTATTTAGTTTGTCCAGACTTAGATAAAATGATTGTAATTACACCAAAAGATAATGCTTAAAAAAATAAAAGTTTACGGTGTTTTAAGAAAATATACAGGTCAATCTGAATTTATGGCTGATGTAAGTTCACCTCATCAAGCCTTTAGTTTTTTATTTTGCAATTTTAAAGGTTTAGAGGAAAAAATGGCAAATCAGCTTTATTGTGTTCAAGTTGGAGATAAAAAGATTACACAAGATTCAATCAATATACAGACAGATCAAGATATAAAAATTATACCGATAGTTCATGGAAATATTATTGGAACACTTATTTATTTTGGAGTCAAATATGTTGTAAAAAAATATGTAGCACAAAAAATTCTTCAATATGTAATCACTTATGTTGTTACAGATTTACTTCTTAGAGGCGTAAACGATCTTTTAGGTAGAAATCAAGACAATCAAAATCAGCAATCAAAACAAGATCCACTTGATCCAGCAGCTTTACAATCTAATTATTCTTTCACAGGGCTGACAAATATTAGTCAGAGTGGTATTCCTGTTAATGTTGCTTATGGTGAAATTTTGGTCGGCTCTATTGTTGTATCAAATGGAATAGATACAGTTCAAGTAAGAGGTACAAACTAATGTCTATAAAAGAATTTGACCAGACAACCACATTTACAAACCCAGATTTACCTAGTGGAGCTTTATCTTCAAAACAATTTAATACAATAGTTGAGTTGCTTTCTGAAGGGGAAATAGAGGGAAGTGCAACAGCATCAAAAAATGGCATCACAGATAAAACTTCAACAGCATATATAAATAGTTTTAAAAAAGATGTTT